CTTGTAGTCATAGAACGGCATTAGTGTTCTCCTTCTGTGTAAGGATATTTAGCGACCACCAATCGGGTGCAGGACGGACTGACCACTTGGCTAACTTTGACTTTGCACCGACATAGTACTTGCGATATGCAAGCACGGAGTTCCCATGAACTTTGAAATCATCGGGCATGGCTTGTGGAGGCTCACGCCACCCACGCTTGCTGTTGAGCGCAAATGGATGCTTACGCAAATCATCCCAACAGCGGTTCTGTACGGAATGAGTCTTGCCGTAGCGAAAGGAGTATTCCTTGAGCAAGTGCGTCAGGAGTCTGTGCAGCCACAGGTATTGGTCTTGGGTTTCCCGTGCCCAAACAGCACATGGATGGTTGACATGGGAAGCGAGAAACAGCCGTTCGTTCAGAACATTGTTTTCAAGCGTCCAACGCTTCATGTTCCTGCCATTTATCTTTACGATTGATTGCTTGCCATCCAACAAGCGATGTGCCGTGGAAAGCAACTGCGTGTATTCAAGAACCATCTTGACCACATGCTTGTTGCAATGCATTTGGGCGCACTTGTCAGGATATTCGTGTAGGTAAAAGATGTTCATTGCGTTGATTGTAGCATAAGTGACCCCAAGGGGATTCGAACCCCTGTTATCTCCGTGAAAGGGAGGTGTCCTAGACCAACTAGACGATGGGGCCAGAAGGGGATGGTCGATCATCCCCAAGCCAAGGTGGATTTATTCAGAAGTCTTCGTCTTCGGTGTTCGCCCAATCCTCGTCTTCGTCTTCCTCAACATCCGCTTCGCCTTCACCGTCCTCATCCTCTTCTTCATCATCCCATTCAGGAAGATCGTCTTCCTCGTCCCACGACTCATCCTCGTCTTCCTCCTCATAGTTGGAGGGATCGGAGGCATCAAGGGCAAGAATGTCAATCTCGTCCGTGGGGAGATCGTACTTGCTCATTCGCATCTCAGGCTTCCTCCCTCTCCTTCACGGGCAACACATCATCCTCCTTGACCCAAAAGTGTTCATAGGGATGGGTGTCACCGATCCACTCAGGAGAGTAGACGCTGACGAGATACTGCGAACCCCACACGGGATCACGCTCAACCTTCTTGACTTGTCCGACCTTGTTCAGGGACTGCACCCAAACCTTCTGCGGCTTGCGGGAGTGCGTCTTCGTATCGTGCTTCTCTGACATGATTCACCTTTGTAGATGAACTGCATCGATCCCAAACCTTTTGGGATTTCTTCGGTGCTTGCATAAGTATAACAGCAAACCAATCCATGTCAATACCCAAATAGGGCTTGACATCAAAATAGCAGACGATAAGATATCCCACATGGCAACGAAAGCCGAACAGGTTCATTGGGGAACCGAACCCCAATGGGACGAAATTTCAAAAGATCCCGTGGAACGGGCTTGTGCCTTGGCACGGGCTGAAAATTGGTATCACCATATGTCCGATGACAACGACCATCGGAAGTGGATTTTAGAATTCATGAAGGCCAATAACTTCGGGGATTCTGAAATTAAGGCAGTCGCCCGTACAGGGCAGACTACGACCACTCCCGATGAGGTGGCCCCACATGAACCCGGATGCATTGTAGGCGTTCTGGCGAGGCTCCTGAGTCTAGGGGCACCTTTGCCCGAGGTACGCAAGGAACGGCTCCTGAAGGCGATTAGGCACCTTGCGGAGAAGGGCAAGTCCATCCGTGAGGTGGAGAAGGTGGAAGGGCTTCCCAATATTCAAGATCGCATCCGTGAGCAAGTTTCAATTCTCATTGGTGAACTTGAACAGTTTGAAGATCAGTTCTTTATCGGCGGCAGTACGAATCCAAAGAATGGATGCAATGTCATTGCCGATTACATTCGGAAAAGAAATATTCGTGGTATTCAGGCAACCCGAATCGCAGAGTGGTTTCGGCGGCGGCTTGATCCAATCGAAACCCTTCTTGGGGGCAAGGCCGACGAGCAGTTGAAGGAAGCCTATTCGCTGTACACCAAGAAGCAGTTGAAGGAATACCACAAGTGGCTCAATTGCCTCATCGAAGCCTGCCAACATCAGGTTGAGATTTCCAAGAAGTTGAGACAGCCTCGCCGTCGCAGACCGAAGGATCCGGTCAAGGTGGTCAAGAACCTGAAATACAAGAAGGAAGACGAGACTTGGAAGATCAAGTCCGTGCATCCAACAAAGATCGTCGGGGCAGAGAAAGCCATTCTGTTCAACACGAAGACCAAGACTTGTACCATCCTTGAGGCATCCACCAAGACGGGGCTTTCCATCAAGGGAACTACGGTCATCGGATTTGATGCCGACAAGTCCAAATCCAAGCGGCTGCGTAAGCCAGACCCCCTCCTGAAGGCAGTCCGTGAGGATGGGGGAATTCGCTCTGTTAAGAATGCCATCGGTCTTTCAAATACCGTGGAAAAAGAAGCAAGCGGCAGGGTAAATGCCGACACAATTATCCTTGCCGTCTACTAAATAAGGACGAAGGAGCATTTACCATGCAACTACTGATTTCGGAGATACTGACAAAGGCTGCATCGCAGGGGTCAAACAGAGACAAGGCCAACATCCTGCGGGCGCATGGATCGCCTGCCTTGCAAGAAGTACTGAAGTACACATATGATCCGAAGGTGACTTGGTACTGCGAAAAGGCACCCGCATACACGCCCGATCCTGCACCCGAGGGACTTGCGTTTACCAATCTCATGATTGAGTATCGAAGACTGTATGTCTTTCAAAAGGACAATCCAGTCACCGAGAAGCGCAAGAACGAACTTCTGATTCAACTGCTTGAGTCGGTCCATCCTTCAGAGGCAAAGACCATTGAGCAGATGATCGAAGGGGAAATTCCTGGCCTTCCACGGGAGGTTGTGGACATCGCTTTCCCAAATCTAATTCCCATAAAGGCAGTAAAGACATGAGTCAGGAAAAGGACAATGGCGCATTGGAGCGCAGTTCTAGTCGCCGCAGCGACACTCACCACAAGAAGATTTTGAAGCATCACAGAAACCTGAATGATGCTTTCTCGCAGGATGATTATGAAGATGACGATTTCTTTTTCGAAACAAAGGAGAAGTTCCATCGTGGCCGCTGATCCAAGAACCCGTCCGCAAGAAGACGATTTTGATGATGACATGGGGGATGTCCATGAGGAGATTCCCTATCAAACCGAACGCCTCACGCACACGGGCGCATGGGCGTGTGCGCTCCCGCCCGAGTGGGGGTGTACGGGCACACGGGCGCACAGGCGCTTACGCAGTCAGATGCTTGCAAGCGAACTGTAAGCGTACTTGCAGATAAAGTAAGAGTCCACGATATCAGACACGGGACTCGTAACCTTCTTGGACTCGGGGCTGATTTCCTTTCGGATGTCAGCCCCTGTTTCTTTTAGGAATGCCTCATACATCTTGTCCTTGTCGGCATTTCCCTTGCCACTTGCGAACTTCTTCACTACCGTGGGACCAACGAGATGAAAGCCTATTCCCGCTTTCCACATTTTCCATTTCAACAATCCACAATTCTCGCCAAGGTTAAAAACCTTTCCCTTGGCACCTAGGGCATAGTCTTCAATGTAGACAAGATCGCAGTCGGAGATAAGGTTCATTGTCCAATCGGATATCTTGTCGTACCTATCTTCCCCTCGCCCAAACTCAGGCATCGACCATTGCGGATAGTCCCACCCACGGCAATGCAGTCCTGTTGACATGTACATGGTGGCGTGTTTCTTCGTGTCCGTCAGAAAGTGGGACTTGCATTGCTCCAAAGAAAAGCCGTCACCGCTATGAACGGTGACGGCAGGGGAGCAGAGTGAGTAATCGATTCCTGCTATCTTCACAGCAGGAGTATTTATTCAACTCGCTTGTGTTAAGTCAACAATCTCACACGAACCCGCAGAACATGCGAATGTCTGCGTCCCTGCGGTATTGTCTTCCTTCTCGTAATTTGACAGCAGGCTCCAATCGACATTCTTCGGCATCTTGGCAACCATGGCCTCGTACTGCTCCTTGGTGCAGTCTTGGTATGGTGCCTGCTGATAACTGTGATCGGAGTGAGGTAGGAACGAAATTCCCGAGATGCTGTCAATGTGATTGTAGACCCATGCACCAACATCAAGCCATTCATGCTCACGAACCGTGATCGTGATGGAAGGCTTATGTTCACACCAATGGTCTTGGTACATCTTCCACAATTCAAGATGTTCAATGGCCGTGATGTCGTTTCGTGTAGGTGAACCCTTTGGCGACTTCATTGGGAAAGAGAAAACCATCGTATGGTCAGGACGCATCACGCAAGGCTCTGCGGGGAAGCCTTGGTCGATCATGAACTGACACAGCGGATCCTTGCGGTCTGCCCGGACTGTGCGAATGTAGTATTCGCTGTGACGGGCATGGATTCCTGAAGCAGCGTCAACCAACTGAGACACAGTTCCCGAAGGCTTGACGCAAGTGATGGCTGCGGCAGGGTTGATGCCGATCTTCTTTGCCCATTCGGCGTTTGTCTTGACTGCGACTTGCTTCATTGTTTCAAGAAGTCCATCAAGATTGTTGTAGTTTCGCAGCAGGGAATTGTCAAGGATTCCCGTGAGCGAAACCCCAAGCAAAGCCTCCTCCTCGCAGTTCTTCTTCCACTCGCTTGAGATGTAGCGGAAGTTGGTCAGGGATGCCTGCCATGTGCCAAGGATGGCAGCAAGACGAACCTTGCGAGTCAGGTCATTCACGCTGTCGGTGCTGCGAATCACCACTTCGGACAAGTTGCAGAATTCACGGTCACGCAGGATGATCTCCGAGCATGGGTTTGTTCCAAAGTCAAAGTTTGGATCACGACGATCACCCAACTTCGAAACTTGCTTCTTGGCTGCATCGCGATTGAAAATTCCACGCTCACCGCTCCTTGACTTGTACAGAGAAACCCACTCGTCCATGAAGGTGCCGATCTCGGGCTTCTCTTGGTAGACGGCAGAGTTGTTTGCCAATGCCCTCTGTGGATCGATCACCCACCATTGACCAACCTTGGCATTACGCATCCGCTCATCGTTGAGGTCAGACAGGCTGATCAATGCAGAGCGACGAACGCCACCAACCACCACGATCTCCGCGATCTTGCAAACGATGTCATGGCATTCAATTGTTGTCAACTTGCGGCCTGCTGCCTTACGGAAGGTGTCGGATGTGAACTTGAACAATTCGACAAGCGGATCGGGACCGCTTGCACGGCCACCAAATGTCTTGAGTCTTGCACCCTTGGAACGGACCTTGGAGACATCCCACTTGGGAAGTTGTCCTACAATCAGCAGGCTGATGAGTTCCTTGAATGCCTTTGCCCATCCGATCTTGGAATCCTCAACCACGATCACGGTGTCGCTTGGGAAGAATTCCTCGGCAACGGTCGGCAACTTGTAGACGAAGCGATTCTCCACGCTGAAGCCCACTCCCGTGCCACACATCAGCACATAGAGGATTTCATCGAAAGCACGGACACGATTGACTGCCACGAATGCACAGTTGTATCCCGCTACATTGCAACGCTCAAGAGCAGGACCGGCGGTCATCAATGCCCGCATGGAAGGCATCACCTCAAGGTTCAGAACGGCAGTCTCAAGTTCCTTGCGATGCTCCTTGGTGATCTTGCTGCCAAGGTGCTTGTCAAAGAAGTCGAAGTAACGAGCCACCGTTTCTTCCCATGTCTCTCTGCGGTTCTCCGATTCAAGCCATCTTGAATATCTTGAAAGATGGATGAAATGCTGGTAAGGCGTGGGAAGTCCGTGTTCACTCATTTTCTTCTCCTTGTTGTGTCTTGTTTGGTGAGTGTATTTAGACCAAAGGATACGCAGAAACACTCATTCGTGCAAGGGATTTGTCGATTGTGGATAAGTATTTCTGCTATTTTCAAAAGCGAAGAACAATTCGTCCTTGCTTTCGATCCCACTCGCGAACCGACATTGCCTTGTCATCTATGAAGACATCTACATCCGGCTTGCCCGTGATGAGAACATGATACTTGACTCCGAATTTCTCCATCTGCTGCTTGGTGAATTCTGTATAGTCATTGCCTGATGCAGAACCCCTTGCCGTGAAAAGAATTATGGTATGGCCTTCCTCGTAAAGACGATTCACCGAATCAATTCGATGTTGTATCGGGGTTGAATTTTGGTAATCGCTACCCTGCGTGGAAACCAATGTATTGTCGATGTCGAAGGCGTATCTCACTTCTGGCTGTCTCCGGGCAGTACACGGTAACTGTCGTGGTCGAAGTGTTGGGTGGAAACTTCAAATATCGTTGAGTCTTCTATTGCCTCAAGTTGATGGGGAAACCCCGAGAAGTTCCTCACTACATCTCCCACATCAAGTTTCTCCCAATGCGTCTTGCCATCCGAGGTGTCGATCCAACGAAGTATCAGGCTTCCCTTGGCGACATACCATGTCTCGTCCTTCATCAGGTGAAAGTGCATACTGAACTTCTTTCCTGCGTTCAGGTTCAGCAACTTTCCGCAGTATCTTCCGTTGTTGGCAAAGATGATCTCGTTGCCCCAACCTTTTTCCACCATCTCGCTCTTCAACTTGCGACTTGCCATTTTGCGTTCCTCAACTTTTCGATGTACAGGGGGATTCCCATCTCAATTCCCATCATGTCTACGCACCAACCATTGTTTCTTATGGCAACAATATCTGACTGCGTGTTTGTCTGATACTGAAGCGCCAAGTCGCTTGGCATCGGTATCTCCTTGATTTCACCGCCACCATGAGCAGCAATCACCACTCTAGCAACCTTGTCAAGGGCTTCGCTCCTGCCGCTTCCCAAGTCATAGATTCCCGGCTGGTAGTTGATCGATGCCGAATGAAAGACTCGGCACACATCGTTGACCCAAATGAAGTCACGCTTGTACGCATGGGAACCTTCAAACATCTCAAGAATTCCGTTCTTGGTCAGTTGGTTGTGCCAATGATGGATTACCGATGCCATCCTGCCCTTGTGTGATTCGTTGGGACCATACACATTGAAAAGCCTGAAGCATACGGCATGAGCAGATATATCTTTTTCGGAAATCCTCTTGGACTTGGCATAGTCGTTCAGAGGACCGTTTCCGTTGCCATAGACTGCTGCGGTTGAACTGAACAGCAGGGGAATGCCCCTCTCCTTGCAAGCCTCGCCAAGGATGTAGGTGTAGCGGGTATTGTAGTTGTAGAGCCTTGAGGTGTCCTTTTCGAGAGTGTTGCTGATGGCACCAAAGTGAAATACTGCCTGAATGTCACCAACAGGAAGTATCGAATCCCTACTCATGATGATTGGATGCACGGTCCCAAACTCACAAGACTGCAAGTTGGCGTAGTTTGCCTTGCTTGCATACCCGAGCCTGTGATTGACCTCAAAGTCATCAACTACGGCTATGTCCGTGATGCCCAATGTGTTCAGATATGCAACCATCCTGCTTCCTATGAAGCCAGATGCGCCGGTAACAACGATCATTGCGATTGCCTCATTCTTTCTATGGTCTTCGTGGAGGAATAGGAATTCTCGTATGGAAAGAGGATGACCTTGGTGGCAGGAAGTATACCATCGGTTTCACGCAGAAACGATTCCTGCCAGTCACCGCCCTTTACATAGA